AATTCCGTATCTCGTGTCGTAATACGATTCATACACATGGTCGGGTATTGAGGGGGTAACAATATCCGTGTGCACTGAGAGCCAGGTTTCCATGTCTAATCTTGCCCGCTCCAACCGACGCTCGGACCCGGTTTTAACCGGAACCTTCGCCATAAATTGGGCAAGCGCCCCCAGTAGGGGATCCTTTGCTCTCTGCCAACACAAACCAGCAGCTTTGTCAAGCACGGCTGGGTCCTTTGCATTCCGATTGACCAATGATTCGCGGTACATAAGCATCTTGAGCAAAACTTTCGGGGAATAAATCCATCCGTAGTCTTCTATCAACTCAAAACACAAAAACCGCACTGGTGTGGTCTTACGGTGCGCATACAGACTGTGGAACTGCATCTTGCAATCGAAGGGCAATGCTGTCGACATAGTCGCATCAAACATATCCTCCGCAGGTCGGGATAGCGCGCACTCACTTTTCCTGATCAACCAAATCCAAAAGGAAAGGTTGAAGATGGTGTTGAAAATGCTCGTGACCCGAATGCCACTTCGTTGCATGACGGGGATCATGACCTTCATCAAGAATTGTTCCTTGCCGGCTCTAATCCGCACGTCGTATAGTGTCGCTTTATATTCTTCACGTAGGGCGCTCACCACCTCGGTCGGAAACCCGAGATGCCCACATACTGAGAGAAGTTCGTCAATAATCCCATAGCCGACGCTAGCATCAAACTTCGAAAAGTCGTTTGAAAACGCCATATGCCCTTTGGGTAGGACAAGAACAGAATCATCCCCGCCAACGTACAATACATTGTTGGTGCGGAGAGGTTCGTAATTGGCGTTGATATCGGCGACAAATCCGTATATAACATAGAGTGACTCAGTGATGACCTTGGTTTCCCCGTTCACAGTAACGGTGTGGGTAAAAGCAAGGGGTGTCGTTGCAAGGTCTTTGAATCTTTGCTCTAGTCCGAATACGTAAGGTGAGGACATGAGATTAACTGCTTGATTGACATTAGCGATGAGGCGGGACTTCGTTGCAGTAATTGCTTTGTTGTCCTCG